TCTGAAATCAGGATCATCCCGCGGTGTCGCGAAACGTTCGGGTCCAAAACGGTCGACACTAGGTTCCCAATGTCGCCGAGATCATGGAAGACGTCTGTCGCCTGCAGGAACACCTGGTAGCTGCTGTACCGCTGATCTGCCGAGTATTCGACGGCGGCGTCGAGGACGTTTTGCCCCTCGACAAATCCGCTCGAAGCCCTAACCGTCCCAACCTGAGCCAGCTGCAGGTCACCGGTCGGAAGGTCGTAGGCCAAGAGGGCCGAGTAGCGCGAGATCCTCTCGATGATCTCGAATGCCGATTCGCCAAGCATCAGGTTGAACTGCGGGATGACTGGCAGTCCCTGCACATCGCACTTCACGCCGATGCCGTAGGCCTGCGCCAATTTCTGTGCGATCCCGAGCGCATCGGCACCACTGATCTGGCCGCCAGGCCACTCAGCCGAACAGTCGATCAGGTCCTGGCACTTCGAGCGCCCTACTACGGTGATGCTGTGCTCGCCGGCCGTCAGGCTGGGGACAAAGCGATCAACGTAGCCCGTGATGGCCACATCGCCTCCGACCTCGACAACGCATGGGGCACCCGGTTTTGTGACGACCTGGGCGAGCTCCCCGGGATAGCGCTCCGTCAGACCGACACTGAAGTCGGACGGAAGCCGCTCGATCCCCTGGGTTATGCGAATATCGGTCCAGCCAGAAATAGCCTGGCCGCCGATCGTGACCGTCACATCATCATCGAACATGGAGTTCTTATGCGTCCAGTTTATGCGATCGTTTTTTTGGCTGCGACCCTACCTGCACTTGCTTTCAGCGAGGAATTGAATCAGCCGCGCGCCCCGGACAGCCTCCCTTCGGAAGCCAACGGGGATTCGGTAAACCATGGAATGACGTTGTGGTTTGAGACCATTAACTACGCAACGCTATTTTGTAAGAATCAACGAGATTCAGTGCATGCGAACCTAATCGCACAAGGTGTCCCGATGACATCGGATCCCTCGGTAGATGCTGCATGGATGAAGAAAAAGGAAGTCACGGGTGGATGTTGGAAACAACCGCCAAACGAGAGGTTCGTCGTTACCGCAGCAAACCCTGTCTACCTAAATAACTCCCTCGTCGTATGGACGGTCGGCGTAAAATCACCGAAGACAGGAGCCACCATTGGCTACGTGCCAATCGACAACATCCGTATCCTTCCGGTCCCCACCCTTTAGTTTCTATCTAGCCAGAGCGCGAATGCGCGACGGCATGAAGGCGGGGTGGATCGGGTTCCCTTCCGATACGAGTTCATCGGCCCGCCCGGCGTCCTGATATAGGCGCTGGGCGAGCGCCAGCGAAGTAACGCCGGTGCCGAAGTGGAAGCTACGCAGTGCGGCGAGGTCGCGGCCGGCTGCGGTCAGCGCATCCACAACCGCCTGGCGAAGGGCGCGCAATGCGACGAATGAAGCGTCGTCGCCAGCATCGCCAGCAGCCACGATCTCGTCGTCGATAGCCCCAGCGACGGTATTGCGCACAGCGAGTGCGTCATCGTAAGACGAGGGCACGTAGGCGACGGCCGCGCGGGCCAGCTCGCCAAGCGCACAGCGACGGAGAAGCGCCGCCATGGCCGCCGAAGCGATCGCCATGGCGGCCGCCGTCTGCCCCGTGCCATTAGTCGGCGGTGGCGCATAGCCACCGAGCCCCGTGAAGATGCGAACTGCATCACCGGGGTTCCTCGTCGTTCCGGCAAGGGCGCTCGTCAACCCCGCCGCTGCCGCGGGCACCGCCTGCACGCTCGTTCCGTCGAGCGCCACCGTGGCCGCTGTCAGCGCACTGCTTGCCGCCGCCACAGCAGCGCGCCCCTCAGCACCCTGAGCCGTGAGCGCAGCGATGGTGGTCGGTGCGGCACCGGACGACTGGCGGCCTTTTGCGAACGCCGAGGTGACGTTGGCATTCTCGTACCGGCCGAAGTTACCTGTGAGCAGGCTCGCGAGGTTGACGAGGTTCGTGGCATCCCTGGAGTCCTGGGCGGCCTGCACCTGGAACGCGGCCGCAGTAGCCACCACGCGGGCGACCACGGCGTTGCCGAGGCTGATGACGCCTCGCACGATGCCAAGACCCAGGTTGACGCTACGGGTCAGGCTGGATACGAAGTCAGCAGCAGCGGATAGGCCGAGGGCATCTGCGAGACCATCGACAAGCGACTCGTTCGATGCAGCTATCGCAGGGAACAGGCGATCGCCGGCCTCGATGAAAGAGAACGACAACTCGAAATAACGCCCCATGTCCCAACGCTCAGTGACACCGAGCCCACCGTCAGGGATCGACACCCGGAGCTCGCCAAGCGTCGGGTGCACCAGAATGCCCGAGCCAGCCTGCTCAGCAGCAGCCACCATTGCCAGGCGTTGGGCGATCGCGCTCCCTCCCCCATAAACGAGGCTGTCCTCGATCAGGAAGCCGACGAGCGAGATGCGGCGGGTCGACCGGCCTAGGTCTTCCACGAAGGGCCGGTCTCGGTTCGGGTACTCGTGCACGGCTACCCGGCGACCGTGGCGGCTCTCGCCGCCCAGAACGCCGAAAGGAAGACCCCGGAACGATGCGGGCTGCAGATCGTCGAACCAACTCACATCGTTGCTCCTACGCCTGAATAGCCAATACGCGGCGGGGAGGTCGTTGCGTTGCCCGTGGACTTCGCTGTGGCCGTGGTGCCCGCCGGCGCGTTCTTGAGCTCAACCTCGACTTTGACCGCGCCGTCCTTTGCTGCGCCGCTGCTGTATGGGCCGTCCGGCGCCGCCAGCTCCGCAGCCAGGTTGCCGCGACGAGTGGCTTCGCCCACGGTGTCCTTGGGCCGCTCGAACTGGCTGGACACGATCGAGCCGGCGACGCGCGGATCATCAGGGGCGTTGCGAAGTGCGTCGCCGGCAGACTTCTCGTTGCCCTTGGTGAGCTCGTACTGGACAAACTTCAGCTGATCCTCAAGCGACGAGCCCTGGATGCCGCGGCCAGACCAGTCCGAGAAGTCCTTCTGCCGGTCCGCATGCCACTGTGCCAGCCCATAAGCCTGGCCGTTGTCGCCGACAGCCTGCGGGTTTAGGGCGCTCTCGGTGCTCAGGTTGGCCGCGATGCCAGCCGCCTTGTTCCGCGACCATCCCTGTTTCTCGAAGAAGCTGACCACACGGGACTGGAGTCCACGATCAACGCTGGCCGTCGGTGCCCCGTTGTACTTTTGATCGTAGCCGTCGAACTGGGCGGCACGCGCGTACTGGTTGTCCTTGAACCCAACGGCGCTCAGCAGGGCGCCAAGGGCCTTCGTGTTGTAGTGGGAGAACTTGTCACCCACCTTGGTCCCATCCATGGCGTCGCTGATCTTCGATCCGATGTACACGCCACCGAGGCCCGCGGCGCCGTAAAGCCCAGCCCGCCCCATGGCTGCGGTGGCAGACATGCCGACAGCACCATTCGCTGCGGCAGCGGCACCTGCGGCCGCCTCCATGGCTCCCAGCTGGCCGATGTAGGCAAGGATGCCCGCGCCGGCCTTGATGAGGCTTCCGCCCAGGGAGACGACGCTCACGATGAGCTGCGCATTCATCACCAGGGCGACTGCGATAGCGGCATTTTTCCAGCCGCCCAGCCAGTCCACCGTGCTCTTGATGTCCTTGGCGAAATCCGAGATCCCCTTCCCCACGCGGGCCCAGTCGATGCTGTTGATCCACTGGCCGAAGTTCTTCGCCCACTCGCCGACCTTGCCCGCGATGAGTTCGCGGTTCTTCGATATCCAGGAGGAAAGCTGGATCACCAGGGGCTTGATCGCTGGTATCAACGCGTTGCCGAGTTCGTTACGCAGGCCACGCCCGGCGCCTTCTACGGCCTCCAGGTTGTTGGCGAAGTCCGTCGCCGAGCTCAGCGCAACCCCGTCCATGACGAGACCCAGCTCGCGTGCGCGACTGGTGAGCTTCTCAATGCCGGCAGGACCCTGCCGGATCAGCGGGAGCAGGCCGGTGAGCCCGAACTGCCCAGCGACCAGGTTCTGCTGCTGGGCATTCTTCAGCCCGTAGATCGAAGCGGCGAGTGCCTTGAACTGGCCCTCGGCATCCACGGCGCCCGTCGCGG